TCAGTTCGGATCATGGTGGCACGCTGTGCTATTTTCATTCTCAGTGATGAGCGAGTCAGTGTTTCCGGCGATGACAGCAGAGCGCAGGATAGCAGGGACGCCTGTTTATCCTGGTAGTGACGAAACAGAGGCTATAAACTACGACGATCCGGCAGAGTGGCGGCAGGCTGGTGGAAAACGGATAGAAGCAGGCAGGATATTACAGCACGCAGAGCAAATAACTCATCCAGATTGGCCGGTGATCACATTAGCGATGCACGACAATAAACACGAGCGCAGCATATCAGCAGCAACTATTGCAGACAGACTCGTGAAACAGCTACACGTCCCACACAACTACGCTATGGCAGTATGTATCAGGTGGGGCGAGAAACGGTTCAACAGGCGGCACGCAGGGGCAGTGAGTCGGGAATATAGGCTAACACACACGGACACAGTAGATGATCTGATTAAAAAATCAGGATGGGCAGAGCAAAAAGAGAGAATGAAGAGATCAGAAATCATTGAGATATTAGAACAATCATTCAGTGACGCAAAGAGCAGACTCGACAATGCGTAAAAATATCATTGACACAATCACGGATTTATGCAGGCTTTCGCTAAATAATTCAACGATAACTGCCCGATGGGGCAAGATAAGCTGCCAATTCGGTGGCTATTTTTATGCGAGGTACAAGATATGATGATGAGCGAAATATGCATTGAAAAAGCTGCAAATGGCTTTATCATTGAATGTGAGTATAAACCGAAGCCCAAAGCGATGAAGGCCGGAAAGATGGAAATGCCAGAGTATCATCTGAGCAGAAAAATTGAACACGTTGCAGTAAATGAAAAAGATGCGATCAAGAAAGTGCGCGAACTTATCGGAAAACTTGAATCAGGAATGGATGATGGGGACGACGAGTAAGAAACGCGGCAGACAGGGCGAAGGCGGGGGGAGGCCGCTCAAGTTCACATCTGTTGCAATCATGCAGAAAGCTATTGATGAGTATTTCAAAGAGAGTGAAGAGAAAAAGAAGCCACTTACTATCTCGGGGCTAGCAATGGCACTCGGCATGACAACTGAAACACTCAGAATGTATGCTGAAAAAGATAAGTTTTCTGCTACAGTAAAAAAGTCAAAGCAAATAGTAGAGGAATATATCGAGTGTTTGCTCATTTCTGGGCAGGCAGCAGCGGGATCAATTTTCTGGCTAAAGAACAACGCAGGCTGGAAAGATAAGACTGAAACAGACGTTACAAGCGGAGGGAAGCCCCTCGACAACGTATTTACAATCAATCCAGTATCGAAGAAGTAGAAATTGGCAGAGGTCGCGATTGATGTTGTTGAAGGCATTGCGTGGCTGGCGAGCAAAGACAAGCGCGTAAAAATAGCAGTCGGAGGCCGTGGTTCGGGTAAATCAACAGGTGTGAGCGATCTAATGCTTGCGTATGCCAATGCAGGACAGCGGATATGTTGCGCCCGAGAGTTTCAAAACTCTATTGATGATTCAGTGCATCAGACGCTGATAGATGAAATAGAACGGTTGGGGCTGGATGGATACACAGCAAGTAAGACAGATATAACCGCACCACACGGCGGAAGACTGTTTTACAAAGGACTCGCAAGAAATATCACGAGCGTCAAATCAATTCACGGAATAGATAAGTTGTGGATCGAAGAGGGCGAGAGTACATCTAGTAACTCGTTAAAAATCCTGACTCCTTCAATCCGCTCAACAGCAGGCTCGGACAAGATGCCGGAAATCTGGATCACGATGAACCGTGGAAGCAGTAAAGATGCTATCAGTCAGAAATATCTAGCGCGGGCAGAGAAAGACCTAGCAAAAACAGGCAAGTACGAAGATGATCTGATGATGGTTGCCCAAGTGAACTACGAAGATAACCCGTGGTTCCCCACAGAGCTGGAACTAGAACGACTGGATTGTTTTCACAATATGCCGAAGTCGGTTTACGATCACATATGGCTAGGCGAGTACAATGACAGCGTAGAGAACAGCATAATTAAACCCGAGTGGTTCGATGCATGTGTTGACGCACATATTAAACTCGGCTTCAAGCCGCTGGGCATTGAGGTTGTAGCGCACGATCCAAGCGATACAGGCAGCGATAGCAAGGGTTTAGCACACCGGCATGGTTCGGTATTGATTCAAGCAATCGAGAAAGATACCGGCGATATTAACGAGGGCGGCGATTGGGCGGCTGATTACGCCATCCAGAACGCCGCTGACGTGTTTATTTACGATTGTGATGGTATGGGGGTAGGTCTAAAACGGCAATTTGCTGATGCTTTTCGTGGCAAACGAATCAAAGTCGAAGCGTATCGCGGCAGTAATTCACCCGATAATCCAGATGAGATATACGATTCATCAAGTGTTGAACATCAGCAGAAAACCAACGCAGAGACATTCCGAAACAAACGAGCGCAAGCATACTGGCTGATGAGGGATAGAGTTTATAGAACGTGGCAGGCAGTCACGAAAGGCGTGTACCACGACCCCGGTAAGATGGTTTCATTCAGCAAAGATATTGAAAACCTTGAACTATTCCGCTCGGAACTGTGCCGTATTCCGTTGAAGAGCAACGGCATGGGATTGATTCAGATATGCACGAAGCCGGAAATGAAGAAGCTGGGTATTGATTCGCCGAACATTGCAGACAGCGCAGTGATGGCATTTATGGCCGAAGTTAAGCCGGTTCAAGCACGAGCAAGGCGCGTGGTGGTTCAACCATCAGGTGGTTGGACGTAAAATAACAAGTTAAGTCGGCAGTGAGTGTCGAAAAATACGGGGAAGTATCAAGCGGAAACTTTAATTAGTTGCCGTTTTTTTATGGCTAAGAAATAGTAAATAGCAACGGATAAGGTCGATAATCCGAAAAGTAAATATGAGAAACGGTGGATAAATGGACACATCAACAGAAAACATAGGTGTTTCGGTATCAATGGGCGGCGAACCGTCCAAAAAAGAGCATACAGAGCCACTGAAACGCATCGAATCGGCCCTACTTGGACATGCTAATGGTCGCTGGGAAGAGGCTAAGCAGTCGCATAACCTGATCGAAGAGCAGTTATTGGACTCATTACGCAGGCGGCGGGGTGTATATTCTGATTCAAAGCTGGCTGAAATACGCAAACATGGCGGTTCGGAAGTCTATATGCAGCTTACCGGCATTAAGTGCCGAGCAGCAGCAGCATGGATTAAAAATGTACTATTCCAACCCGGAGAGCGTGTATTTGCTATCGAGCCGACTCCGATTCCATATCAAGATGATATAATTGAGCAGGCAGTGCAGCAGATAATAGCAGAGGCGCAGCAATCAGGCGTCCAAGCTGATGCAGAAATGGTACGCAACGAAATCGAACAGAATAACACAGATGACATACATAAACGCATGCAGAAAATGGAAGATAAGATTGCCGATCAGCTAGCCGAAGGCGGTTTTGAAGTTGCGTTACAGGATTTTATTGAAGATTTAACAACATATCCGACGGCTTTTTTGAAGGGGCCGATCCTTCGTCAGAAGTATCAAGAAAAATGGGTTGAAGGCGAAAACGGCTGGGAATTATCGCGTGAGCTTGTATTTGTGAAAGAATGGGCGCGAGTCTCACCGTTTGACATATTTCCGGCGGCTGATGCTACAAACATCAAGGAATCATGGCTGATTGAGAGGCACAGGCTATCACGTAAAGAATTACGCTCCTATATTGGAGTGCCAGGGTATGATCCTGACGCCATCAAGGCTGTCATAGAACAGTTTGGCGAGACAGGACTAGAGGACTACGTATCTGGCGACCAGACACGCGAGCGACTTGAAACAACAACGTCGAATCAAGCATACCAGTCGGAATCAATCGAAGGATACGAGTTATGGGATTCCGTGCCTGGTTCAATGCTTGTGAGATGGGACGGTGGGCGCGGTCTACTTGGTGATGTGAAGATTGACCCGTACTCAGAATACGATGTGAACGTATGGGTAATTGGCTCGCACATCATCAAGGTTGATATAGCCGATGACTCTAGTCTGGCGCGTCCATATTACGCGGCCAGTTATGATACTGTTCCAGGTTCACTATGGGGCAAGTCTATCCCTGAGATTATGCGCGATGTTCAAGACGTGTGTAATGGTTGTGCAAGGGCATTGGTAAACAATATGGCGATTGCGTCAGGGCCGCAAGTCGGCCTGAACGTGGACAAGATTCCGGCAGGTGAAGTGATCACATCAATGCACCCCTGGAAACATTGGCAGTTTAACGGAGACATGGCTGGTGCGATTTCATTCTTTAGCCCTGATTCTCACGCAAATGAACTGATGCAGATTTACGAGTACTTCTCAGGTAAGGCCGACGAGTACACAGGCATA